CGCAGGCAAGGGCGTGCAGAATGCCCTTTCTAGCCTGACTTACGGAGCAAAGCTTGCGGGTCTGACAATTCAGGCAGCCTTTGGCTCAGAAGCAGAAAAGGCAGCAGCGAACCAAGACAAGCTCAAGCTCAAGCTCAAAGACACAGAAGAGCAGATCACCAAAACTGAAGCTTGGGTCAGAAAGTTTTCTGAGTCGATGGCTGCTTCTGGTGGAATGGGTGACCCATCGCTTTTGAGTGCTTACTCTTCAAGGCTTGGAGAGCTTAACAAGCAACGCGAGCAGATGGTCGCAGAGCTTGCAAAGCTTCAGCCCGCAGGAACGGCCGGAGCAGGTGAAGAAACGGCAAGCCGTCAGATCGCAAGCGATCAAGACACCTCGTCGCGCAGGCTTGCTGTCGCTTCGAAATTTGAGGCTGACCTTCTCAACCTGAGAATGGCCAGGATCAACCAAGAGATCGAAGTCTCTACCTCCACCGAGGAGATCGACAGGCTTCAGGCTGAACGCAAGCAGGCTATGCTCGAGATGCTTTTTGCAAAAGAGGAGCAGGTCAGAGCATCAGTGCTTGAAGGCAAGACGACCGAAGCCCAGGCAGAGCAGCAACTCATGGAATACCGCAAGGCTGCCATTGCTGACATGAGGCGGGTCGAACAGAAGGCAGAAGACGAGCGCCTGCGTGCGCTTCAGAACCTTGCAGCTGCGACGGCTAACACGGCCGCAGGATTCACGAACGGCTTTAAGGCTGCAGCAGCTAGCGCCTCAAAAGACGTGGGCAACTTCTCGAAGCTGGGTGCGACTGCCTTTGACTCCTTCAGCAAGAACGCCAAAAACGCTTTTATGGACTTGGGGCGTGGCACCAAAAGCGCGGCTGACGTGATGAAGAGCTTCTTCTTGAATGCCCTTGCTGACATTGCAGAAGGCCAAGGAACGATCATGCTTGCTAACATCTTCAACCCTGCGAGCATGGCTGCTGGCGCTGGCTTGCTTGTGCTTGCCGGCGTCCTTCGTGGACTAGCTGGCGAAGGTGGGGGCGGGGGTAAGTCTGGAAGCATCGGCGCTGCCACTGCCTCAAGCGGTGGAGGCGGAGGGTATACTTCCAGCGCGATGGATATGGAACGCCCGCAGGTTGAAGAGTCTCGCCGTAAGCGTGAGGTCCAGCTTGTCATTCAGGGTAACTACTTCGAGACTGAGCAGACGAAACGCACGCTCATGGAAATGATCCGCAGCGAAACAGATGCGACGGGCTTCAGTTATGTTCAGATCGGACAGGGGGCGTAAATGGCACTGACTGGAATTTCCCTTATCCGCTACGGGTTGGAGGTTAACGCCTTCAACTCAAGCCTCGATTTCAAAGCGGTCTCTGGAGGGTCTGAGATCAGCGCAACCCTTGCGACGGGCTACTACTCGCTGACTGGTCTGATGGACGAAGTAGTGCGCGCAATGAATGCGGCTGATCCTGCGCATATCTACGGATACACGATCAATCGCTCGATCAACTCAGGCACAGAGAACCGGGTCACGATCACGACCAACGGGGCTTTTCTCTCATTGCTCTTTGCAACGGGCAGCCGTGCAATCTCGAGCTGTGCAGCCCTGCTTGGATACAGCGCAACAGATAAGACGGGCGCGACCAGTTACACGTCGCAGAGCAGCGCAGGGGAGACTTTCCTGACAGCTCGTGCGGGTTACACCTACCAGGCTCCAGAGACGACTCGCAGGATCCAGGGAACGGTCAACATTTCGGCAAGCGGTGAGAAGGAAGCGATCGTATTTAACGTGATGCAGTTTCTCGAGGTTGAGTACCGTCACGAAACCCAGGCGGATACTTTCACGACTTGGGCAGACTTCTTCACATGGGCGATCAGGCAGCGGCCTTTTGAGATCACGCCGATTGCTTCTACCTACAATACTTTTTACGACGTGACCCTCGACTCGACTGAGTACGACGGCAAGGGTCTGGGCTATCAGATGAAAGAAATGCTTCCAGAGTTTCCGTTCTATTACCGCACGGGTAAACTTCGGCTACGCTTGAAAGCAACGATACTTTGAGGGGGTTGTCATGGGTGGAGTGTTAGACGGACAGGCAGTCTCAGCGGCAGTAACAAACCCAGCATTCCTTGACGCTAACGGGGACGATACGGGCGTGGGAAAAATCACGCTCGCCAATACCGACCCGGTATCTGGCGCAACGGTCGACAGTCTTCAGAAGGAGCACAACTCGGCAGCCTCTTTCATGGGTAAGGCGATCAACTCTGATAAGGACGACCTCCCAGCGTGGACGACGAGCGTAGTGGGTACTGGCACGGATGCTCTCTTCGAGCGGGCTGACGCACTGACTGAACGGTTCGACGCTACGAGTGGTCACACACATGACGGCACGGCAGGAGAGGGGCCGCAGATCATTGCAGCTAACCTTGACGCTGTTCCTCTGCGTGGTTTCGTGCTCCAGGGTTCTGACATAACCGGAGTGACTGGCAGCTCAAGCGACGTGACCTCATCGTTCTCAGGTAAGACTCCAGGCGGATCTACGTTCGTTGAGGGTGTCGTAACGACTTCTCCTCAAAATAAGATCGTCATTCGGCAAGCGTCCGGAACAATGCAGGATGACTCGTTTTTAGATGCGCTTGGGAACGTAGTGTATGGGCGACTGACTCAAGCTGCGGGAACGTGGACGCTTTCCTATTATGTGCTTTTGGCTGGCGTAGAAACTGCGTACACATTCGCGGTCTCGAGTGATGTCCGGTACTACTACCAAGAGATCTTCAACCCTATGGGCGGCAACGCTCCGGTCTATTCGGAGTTTGCGTCCATCCCTTCGGATAACGCGACGGCTGACATTCTGACTGCGACGACGACCATTCAAGGAAAGGTGCAGCTTGCAACGACTGCCCAGCCTGTAGGGTCAACCACGAGCGCAGGAACGGCCAACGCTACGGTCGCTAACCAAGATCACACGCACGCAGGCGTGCACTCGGTATCAAAGAGCGGTTCTGCTTCACTGCTCGGTGACGTGACCTTTACGGGTGCAAATGGAACGACGCTCACGCAGGTCTCCCAGAATATCGAGATTTCAAGCCCTTCGCTTTCTACCTCGACGCCTTCAGCGATTGCATCAAGCGGGTCTGCTGGATCGGCTACCACGACTTCAAAGTCTGACCACACGCACGAAGGCGTGCACGCTGTAGCAGCATCGGGCAACCCAAACATCACGGGCGACGTGACGATAGGCGTGAGCGGTGGGGCTGGAATCTCACAAGCGGGTTCCACGATCACTATCTCAGCTCCTGCGCTTGCGAGCACTGCACCGGCAGACGTTGGGTCTTCTGCCTCGATTGGGTCGGGTACTACTTCTGCAAGGGCTGACCACGTCCATCGAGGTGTGGCAAGCGTTGCAAAGTCCGGATCTTCGCAGCTTTTTGGTGACGTGACAGTAACAGGCTCAGGTGGGACCACGGTTACTCAAGCTCTTCAAAACTTGGATATTTCAAGCCCTGCTCTTTCAAGTACAGCACCTTCTGACGTTGGGTCGTCTGCCTCAATCGGCTCTGGCACAACCGCTGCGAAAGCGGATCACGTGCATCGCGGGGTCTTCAGTGTATCTAAGAATGGAAGCACACAGCTTTTCGGGTCAGTGACTCTTTCAGCCGGGACTGGCATTAGCTTGACGCAATCAAGTCAAGATATCTCAATCGCAGCAACTAGCTCTGGAGGCGGCGGCGGGTCACTTACATTCTACGATACGGCAAGCCCTGAGATCATTGCTGCTCCTGTGGCTCGTATTCTAAACCGTGGGGCAAAGTTTGCGTTCGACGCAGGCAGTGCCTCGACGGACAACCAGGCGATCTTCGTGGACGTGAGAGTACCAACCTCTTACTCGGGCGGAAATATCAATTTGAAGCTGTCATACTACACCGCAGCAACTACCGGCACAATCAACTTTACCGTGACCTCATACTTAGTGAGATCATCTACGGATACCTACACAGCACCGACCTTGTTTACGGCTAGCACAAATGGTGTCTCTGCTCCTGGTGTGGCGAATAGGCTATCAAGTTTGACTGTTAATATCTCGACAGCGGGCGCCTTTGGGGTCGGGACTGCCTCTGCTGGCGACATTATCCGCATAGGTATCGCAACAAATATCCCCACGCATACAATCACAAGCGTGCTTTTCCTTGTAACTGCAGCAAGTGAGGTGACCTTCTCATGATCCAAAACTCTGACCTTCAATTTTTGGGAGCGAAAAACTACCTGCTCAGCCCTGGGATTGAGACTGGCCGGCAGGGTTGGGGGCTGTTCAATACAACGCTCACAAGCAAGATTCCGACGGGTTCAATCACTGCTGGTGCGGCGTCCATCACGACATTTGCGCCGACAAGCACGAGCCCCCTCTCGGGCGACTACAGTTTGCGCGTTGCAAGTACGGGCGCGGTCACGGCCGGGCATGGGTTCATTTCGGATTCGTTCACGATTGACCGGCAGGACAAGGCCAAAGTCATGGGTTGGTCGTTCAGCTATGAGGCGATCAGCGGCACGATGGACTTCTCTGGCACGAGCGCCAATACCTGGGCCGTGTATATTTACGACGTGGACGGCGCGGCATGGATTCAACCAGCGGGCGTTTACAACCTGACTCAAAGTTCGGGCGTTGGCATTGCCTCGGGCACTTTCCAGACCACGGCAACTGGCACGCAATACAGGATCGCAGTCGTGTGCATCACTGCGACGGGTGGAGCGGTTGAAGTTCGTTTCGATAGCTTCCAAGCTGGGCCGCAAAAAGTGCTTCAAGGGCCATCGGGTCCGGTCGGGGAAATCATCGCATTCGGAAGCCTCACACCTCCGGTTGGATTTTTATATTGTGACGGAAGTGCTGTTTCTCGGACAGCTTATTCTGATTTGTTTAAGGCAATTGGAACAAGTTATGGAGTCGGTGACGGCTCAACCACGTTCAACCTGCCAAACTTGCAAGGTGTATTTGCAAGAGGTGCTGGGTCACAAACTATATCCGGAACAATATATACCGGAACACTAGGCACAACGCAGGGCGACCAATTTCAAGGACACTATCACAGCTTAACAAATAACAACTTAGTTGTTCGGGGTGTTATTGGTGGTCCGGGATCAAGTTCTGTTTCTCTTTTCAGCACTACAGCTCAAACCGTTGGTTATACTCAAGCTGTTCAAGGTCCGACCACAGATGGAACCAACGGGACACCAAGAACCGGCTCTGAAACCCGCCCTGCCAACGTCGCGGTTGCATACCACATCCGCTATCTTGCAACCTATCAAATGTCTTCCGACACCGATACTCGGGTGGTGGCAATGTCTGCAAGTGGGGTTGGTGGAGCTGTTACCGCTAACGTAACAAATATTCCAACTACTACTACAACGCTTGACACTCACGCATCTTGGAGTGGGTCGGTGTATACTGTCCCTGTTTCTGGTAGTTATCAACTTTTTGGGTCTGGAGCTGGTCCATCTAACGCATCATTTTTTGCTTATATTGATGGCGTTTCAACTTATGAAGTAAAGGTAGCAAATGGTACTAATGCAAGCGGCGCAATCTCTTACGTTTTGCCAAACTTGAGAGCAGGACAGACAATATCAATTAGATCAAACGTATCTCAAACTCTAACAAATTTTGCATTAGCTATCACAAGGATATCCGGGCCGTCCACTATCGCGTCTAGTGAGACAGTAGCAGCCAAGTATTGGGCGACGGCATCGCAAACAATTAGCGCGGCAACAAGAGCAAACTATGACGGGAAGATTTACGACACGCACAATGCAGTCACAACTGGTGCGTCGTGGGTGTTCACGGCTCCAATTTCTGGCCGTTATCGCACCAGCCTTTTTTTAAATAACTCAGCGGCTGTAACCGGAAACCCATATATTGACTTGTATATTGATGGGTCAGCATATCAGGGAATTGCATTGATTTATGGGCTTGCTGGAACAGGGACCGGATCCAGCACTGTTTATTTAAATGCTGGTCAAACCATTCAAATTCGAGCGTCTGGAAGCTATCCAATGATCGGGGCAGCTACGATCTCAAATGCATCACGACCTTGTTATATTGATATTGAAAGGATCGGAAACTGACCATGTTCAAAATTAAAGTAACCGAAAAATCCGGGATGATAAGTGAATACACAGGAACGATTGAGCTTTTGACGCGGTTGACTGAAATGGGTCACGGATTGCCTGAGCGTCCAGAACTTGATGAGATGGGTGAGCCGACCGGACAAATGCTTCCAGCAGAATACACCGTGGAAATTGAAGACATCACTTCACAGGTTGCGCAATACGCAGTCAATGAACAGGCGTTGAGATACCTTGCTGAAACTGATTGGTTGATCATCCGGGAGATTGACGCGGGCGTTCCATGTCCTGTGGAGATTAAAACTGAACGTCAGGCAGCGCGTGACCGCATAGTGCGATAAGGTGGAATCATGAGCGTGACTGATTACCCTTCAGAGTTTATCCGGCTAAGTACCCAGCAAACCAAGACGCTCAACGTGGTGCTTTGCCTTGAAGGGATCACGCCTTGTTTCTCCTTGCAGCCAACTTATACGACTCTTAGATATGGCGACCCTGATGTCTTTTACGGTGACCCTGGGCTGATTTACGGCGGGCTGCGCTTGCTTCAGGGCGTTAGCTCTGTGCTCTCTGCTGAAAGCTCGCTCACGATAACGCAGCGTCTTGAGCCAGAGCAGGGCCGCGCAAGCATCCAGCAAATGACCTTCAAGCTAGTCGACAAGGATCAGGCTGTCAGTCAGGCGCTTTTGACTAACGGCGAGATCATGGGGCGCAGACTCCGGGTGTTAGCTGGCTATCAGAACAGCTCCTACCCTGACGATTATTTGACGGTCTTTCGTGGCCTTGTCACAGGCGTTCAATTCCAAACGGGAAGCGTGAACCTGACGACTGGTGACTTGGGGCAAAAGCGCAGGAGCGCAATCTTTCGCGCAAAGAAGACTGACCTGACTGCCACGATCACAGACGCGCAGACTTCCATCCCAGTGCAAAACAACGAAGGCTTCTATGCCTTGGCCCTTGACCAGTCGCTTCTTCCGTCAAGCTCTTGGCGCGTTCGTCCTTATCTTCGGATCGAGAGTGAGTATATGCTCTACGGCTACGGCGCGGCCGTGGGCACTACTTCAATGACGGTTCTCGAGCGTGGCTCTCGTGGGACAATTGCGCTTCCACATGACATCAATAAAGAAGTCACGCACGCAGTCGAGCTTCAGGATAACGCGATCACTCTTGCTCTCGAGATCATGCTTTCTGGAAACGGGGATATTTCGCTTCCAGCCGCGCAAGCGTATGGGGCTGTGATCGATCCTGCGATCACGCCAGCAACTAACGTGGTTCTCTTTCGAGATGGCGTGGACGTTCAACGGGATTATGGGATCGTAGCAGGCGACACGATCACGATCACTGGGTCTGCCTCAAACAATGGTACTTATACGGTCAGCTCCCTGGGCGACGCATTCGATGAGCCAAACAGGCTTCTGTATCTCTCAAGCTCTCTTACCTATGAGGTGCCTGCAGCTGGTAGCGTGACCTTTAAGTCAAAGTACGACGTGCTCCCAGAGCAAGTTGGGTTGAGCATTGCGCCTGCTGACGTGGACATCTTGGGTCATGAGGAGGTCAGAGCGCAGTACTTCTCGGGCGCTGAGTACGACCTGACGATCTTCGTCACTTCGCAGCAGACCGGGAAGGACTTCATTGAGTCTCAGCTTTACCTACCTATTGGAGCTTATGCGCTGACCCGCCTTGGTCGCTTGTCGATGGGCTTTACTCGTCCACCACTCCCTGGGCAAAAGCTGGTATTCTTGGATAGCTCAAACGTGATTGACCCAAACGGCATATCGACTGCTCGTGGGTTGAATACGCGGAAGTTCTTCAACGAGATTCAGTACGAGTACGACCCGAATGACGCGGGCCAATATCAGCAGGTGATCAGGGCGCTTGATACTGACTCGCTGAACGAGATCGGGATCCTGTCGCTTCTGCCGATCAAGGCATCTGGTCTTCACGGTGGGGCTGGCGCTCAGGTTGCGAGCAGGGTGACTCGCAGGCTTTTGGGGCGATACAAAAAGGGCGCTGTAGAGATTAACTTGAAGACCAACTTTCAAGCAGGCTCACAGATTGAAGCAGGCGACGTGGTTGCCGTGGTGGATAATGGCACGCTTCAGATTCAAGACTTCGAGACAGGAGCTCGCAGCATCGGAAGCATGTTGCTTGAAGTCGTCGACCGCTCGCTTGATTTGAAAAGCGGGCAAGCCAACCTGAAACTTGTCACTGGGCTTGGAGCACAGCTCACAGACCGTTATGCGACTATCTCCCCAAGCTCGAAGATCACAGCAACGGGGACCACGAACACGAAGCTGCGCCTAAAAGCCTCTTACGGCACGACCACGCAAGAAACAAAATGGTCTGACTATGTGGGCCAGCAGGTAATCGTCCACTCTCCTGACTGGTCTGTGAGTGCTGAGGTGACCTTCACGCAGTTTTCAATCACGCTCCCAGACACGATGGAAGTCAGTCCTGCGCTTCCTTTCACGCCTCTTGAGGACTACCAGGTCGAC